CCCTGGCGCTCCAGCTCCTCCAGCTCCTCCAGCCGCTTCCGGTCCTCGGCTGTGAACTGCTGACGCGCGGCCGCAATCTGGCCGGCTCCAGTGGCTACCCCTCCCAGGGCCTTCCCGGCGGCCTGGGCCGCCATGAGTGCTGCAATACTGACGGCCATAGCGGCCTCCTACAGATAGGTCACTTCCACGGCCACACCCCAGTTCAGGTGGGCCGTCCGGTCAATGGTGGACAGGGAGCACAGGCCGACAGTGTACCGCTGGGGGCCCGTCGTGGTGTCGAGGTACACGCCGTCGTGCTGGCCGTAACCAATATAGCTGTACGGTTCATCGGCGCCCTTGTACCCCGCGGCGGATTGCCAGCCGCTGGTGTTGTTCACCGTCTCCTGGGACGCGCTGGAGATGACCAGGCCGACGTTCCCCACATAGGGCGCCGTCCAGCTGTATCGGTCATCGGTCCCAGGCCCGCGGCTTCCGTCATCGGGGCCCGCGATGGCCTCCCAGAAGTAATGGAACAGGACCGTGGCGGGGCTCCGGATGTCGAGCGTGAAGCCCGTCCCTGGCTGCTGGACCCACTGACGCGCGCCCGTGTAGCGGCGCCCTGTCAGGGCCGACGTGGTGAAGCTGACGCGGACGGAGCTACCGCCGCTCCACTGGCCACCCTGCCAGCCGCTGACGCCATGCTGGAGTCCACGGATGGGGTCCCACTTCGGGGGCTGGATATGGCGCTGGTCAATGAACTGGCCGGCCAACAGGTCCCCGCCCGATACCCCTTCATGGAGATAGACGCGGAGCGCGTCCAGGTTCCCCTGGACATCAGCGGCCGTCAGCTTCGTCCCGCCCGTGAACGTGTTGGGTGGCGTGTACGCCATTAGCCCCTCCGCATGTGGATTGCCGACAGCTGGCCGCTGGTCAGCTCCAGCTTCTGAGTGGCGCCACCCACGGCCGTGAACAGCTTGAGGAAGTTCCCCGTAGCGTTGAAGCTGGCGTGGTAGATGCCGTGCACCACGATGCGAAGGCCGTAGATGGTGACAGAGCCGGATGGCGTGTACCACCAGGCCCCGGACACCCCGCCCCACTGGAGGGTTTCTTCCGTCCTGGCACTGGTGGTCCCTTCGTTGGCGATACCCTGGGCGCTGTACTCCAGGTACGCGGGGACCACTGTCATGGCCGCCGTAGCTGTCAGGTACTCCTGTGCTGGGGTTCCCGTCTGGAAGTCCCCCTGTCCTGGGACGGCGGTCCAGTTCGTTAGCGTGGCGTCCGTGGTGTCCCACTGGAGATGGAGGACCCAGCAGGCCATACAGTCGTTTAGGTCCAGGGAGCCGCCGGCGCCATCATCAATGGCCAGCGTCCCCATATTGGGGGAAGCATAGGGCCGGCCGGTGATGTACGGCTTGGCCGACGTGTCCCAGTACACCCGCAGGATGTCCCCGCTACCCACGGTCCAACCAGTCAGGCCCAGGTCCAGCCGCGTAGTCCCTCCACCCACTTCATACAGCGCGGCTGGGGAGCTGGTGGCGCTGGGGACAATCTCCACGGTAGTGTGGTCCCACTCACCCGTGCCCAGCTTCACGCGCTGGGAGTTTAGGGTGATGATGTCTTTCTGGCGGACCTGGGGGAGGTCGATGCACGCGGCGCCGTGGTTGGCGATGTCGAGCGCGCCGGCCTGGCTGTAGGCCGTGAACCGGCTGTTCAGGTCCGTGGCGTCTATGGAGTCCCCAGCGTTCACACGGGGCTGGATGATGCGTGACATGGGGTCCTCCTACCGGTACCGCGCAATGGCCAGGACTTTGTTCCCCCACAGGTGCGCCTGGCACAGGTGAAGGGAGTTCGGTCCGTTGTCCACGATGGCGTCATCCTGGCCGGCCGGGGTGAAGCGCCACTGGAACTCCACCTGGAGGTCCCCCTGTGGGTACAGGCCACCACCGAAGACGCGGAACGACGCCATAGACGCGGCCGTTCCCTGACGCTCCACCAGGGTCACCCCGGCCACCTGGATGCGGACGCGCATATACTTGGGGTTTGGCGGGTTGAAGTTGTTCTGTGTCTGCTGGAACGCGGGAAAGATAGAGGCCTGGCCCGCCCACTCAATGTGCAGGTGGCCGCCACGGAAGCCCGTCAGCGTCTGGGTATACGCCGTCTCCCATCCTCCGTTGTACTCCTGGTACGTGACAGCGCGGAACTGGTCCCCCTTCGTTACGGACGCATCCGCGCGGACGTTCGTCTGTTCCCCGCGGGTAGCGCCACTTCCCCACAGCGGGCCCTGTAGGGGGGAGCCTCCGGAGGTCCACACCTGGTGGAAGGCGTACTGGGTGACGTTCGTGGCGTCGTAGGCCCGTGATGGAGCCTGGGTCCTGTCCAGCGTGGTGATGGCGGACTGGCTGGCCCGCATCTCCGCGTTCAGCTGGTCGGCCTCCGTCGTCTGGGACGTGCGGGCCTGGTGTTCGGTCCAGTACTTCATCCCCGCTTCCCCGCGATGGTGTTGGTTCCTGGCATCCGGTACTCTACTTCCCAGCCCACCACCAGAAGGTCGTCCGTGGTGGACAGCTCGAGCGCGAACCATGCGCAGGACTGCTGAGCGACACCGATACGGAGCGGGACCAGCTGGGTGTCCTCCCACACGTCCGTCCCGATGGTGGCCGTGTCGTACACGGGGAGGTTGGCCGCGTCTGGAGGCTGAGCCAGGTACGGCCGACAGGCCAGGCCCTCCCGCTGAAAGTCCTTGTACGCCGTGGCCGTGATGTTGACGCTTCCCGTGGTCATGGCCCACAGCGTGGCGTACTGGACACGCTTCTGGAGCTGGGCGTCCCCCAGGTCCAGCCACGCCGTTTTGATGATGGACGTGGGCGGACCGTTCTCCACGTACACGTCCCCCACGATGGAGCCGCCCATAGCCCGGCGGGAGCTGATGACGAACAACCCGGCCGGGTCATCGTTGGCCCCGGACGCTCCCGTGTTGTGGCCAAACACCAGCTGGCCGTTGTGGAGCCGGTCCAGGGAGCCGACGGGGAAGCCGGTCCGCGTGCTCCAGCCTTCCTTCTCCGTGTGGAACACCACGCCCAGGTTGGGGCGGTCGTTCCCGTCCACGGGGATGTACAGGTGGTACGCGCGGTCCATCGGTGAGTAGCGGCCGACAGCGCGCGGGGCACAGTCCGGAGTCAGCCTCCGCAGGGTCCGCTTGATGGGTTCCGACAGCCGGAGGACTTCCATACTGGAGCCGCCATCAAAGCCACCCTGGAGCGCGTACACGCCGTCCTGGGCCAGGAACACCACGCCCAGGCCGGGAACCTGGTCCACAGTGTGGGGGCTTCTGCACGCCACCTGGGACGTGACGGTGGTGGCCTGGAAGCCGGTGGTGAAGTCCCCGGACACCACGTCCACGCCGTTCTCCCGGAGGACCACCAGAACACGGTAGTGGCTGAACAGCCGGACAACAGCGCCACCTGGAGCGGCCAGACGGATGTAGCTGGCCGCTCCGAACTGGTCCGGGAGTCCGGGATGGCTGAAGTAGATGGTGTGGGGGTCCTCGGGGCCACCATCCAAGAATAGGCAGTCCTGGTATACGGCGCCGGTCCCAGCTCGGGGACTGGGGAGCGGGACGGACTCCGTGATGGCCGGCGCCAGGGCGCCCACAGCCGTGGAACGGTACGGGTCAAACCACAGTTCATCCGTGTTGTTCCTGATTGTGTCCAACAGGTACAGGTCCGTGTCCCCGTAGGTTGGGGAGTCCACGCTGGTGTTCTGGGACCGGTACACGCGGCGCGCGACACAGCCGGGAGGTCCAAGCGGTACACGTAGCGCTGTACAATACCGGAATCCGTTCGTCTGAGGGTCCAGCGTCCAGGTGACGCGCGCTTCATCCGATAGCGGGGACTCGCTTCCGTTCTCCATGAGGAAGGACACGGAATAGCGGAAGTCGGCGGCCTTATCTGGGGACGTGCTGGTGTTTGCAGCGAAACCCAGCCCATAGGCCTTAGGCATTTCGATAGCGCCATCTTGGTCTGGCCACCACAGCGTCACAGCGTCCCCTGTCACGTTGTTGGCGCTTCCAGCACCGGACCCGGACGCGCTTCCAATCTTCTGAACATCCAGGAGGTCTACGGACGGAGCCTTGGCGGAGAAGCCCAGGGGACGGATGACGCCGATACCCACGGCCGTGGCCGCGTGGGTCGTGTCCGGGAGCGGCCAGGGACGGACCACCACGGGGGTGTCCCGGCCATTGGTAACCATCACGGAGTCCCCCACCACGGTGTACTGGCTGGCGGCCTCACCCGGAGCGGGGACCGTGCGGCCAGTCTGTAGCGCGTACTTCGTCCCCTTCGCGCCCACTTCCCAGTACAGCCACAGCGTCCCGCCAGACTCGAACAGGATGGAGTAGCGCCGGCCGCCGGGGAGCTGTTCAAAGACAAACAAGCTGTCAATGGGGCCCAGCGTGTGGAACGGCTCGAAGCCCACGGCCGGGTCAGGCCGATACTTCTCGAACCCCACGCGAGTGGACCAGCCGAAGGTGGCCGGGTCCACTGTCACGTTCTCCAGCCGGGTAAAGGCGTCCGCCGGCTGGGGTAGGAACTCGACGATGGCGCCCAGCTCCCGGAACTGTTGGGTGATTCCCTGCATGGCGTCCTACGGGGTGAAGGTCAGCGGGCCGAAGATGTTGGGGTACACCTGGAAGTCCGCGCCGCCGCGCTGGATGCGCCGCGGAGGCTGACCCAGG